AAACAAAAATTTAAATAAATAGTGTAATATAAACATTATGCAATTTTCCTATTCTCGGCTTTGGCCGTTACGTTTATGACAATTACGTTTTCTTGTAAATCATTATCTAAAATTACACGTTTATAATTAAAAGCTATCAAATCATTTATTTGGGCTTTTTTCTTTATGCCTGAAATAGATAATCTTCTATCGCCTCTATTTACAGTTTTGTAAAATGAAATAGTGCAAACTGTATCATCTTCATAATAGGCCAATAACTTATGCTTTTCGCCGTTTACCATTGTATCAAAATCAATACCAAATAATTTGGCAAATCTCCTGATACTTGTATTAGCGTCTATTATAGCCTTGTTTAACATTGTGTTGGTTAGCCTGAGCTGACCAAAGTCAGTGTTTAAAGTTTTTAAAATTTTATCTTCTTTATTCATCGTTAGCCTCCTTATTTTCAATTTCTTCATTAATAAAATCTCGCAATTCAATTATTTGTTTTTTATTCCAAACATCTCTTACAAGATAATTAGTTCGCATAATATTTTCTTCATGCTTTTCAACATTTAATAAGGAATTATACTCAAGTTTTTCATGTTCCTTTTCGTCATATTGAAAACCATTTCCCATTTCATCTTTAGTTTTCCAGTGTTTCATATCAAATCTCCATTAGGTTTAGTAATTACAAATTGATCCTCTCCCGTTTCTAAATCTCCATTACAATTTATTATAACATTGTAAAGGCAGTCATAGGTTTTATTGTCGGTCTCATCAATATGAAGATTAAGATCATACCACCAATTTTTATATTGAAAGCCTCCCCAAGAATCATATGTATCATCAGCTTTAATTCTGTCTGTTTTAAATTCCTGATAATATTTTAAGGCGGTTTCTCTAAAATCTTTGATTTGCCATAAATCTTTAAGTTTCATAATCAGTCCTCCACAACGTGTACAGTATCTAATTTAAATTGAGCATCGCCAAAGACCCAGTCTTCTAACTTTTTATAATCTAAAGAAGATATTGGATTTACTGTGGCATACATGTCGTTCTCAGTTTCATGCATTAACTCTTTGGCCTTTTGTTCAGCCTCTTCCTGAGAATCCGCTTGAACCAAAAAATTTCTATCAAACCAAATGCAAACGTCATATTTGACGGTGTAATCTTTTTTACTCATTGTTGGCCTCCCATAGAAGAGGCTACAATCCTCAGCTCCTCCCATTGACTAATGCCAAGATGCTTATTCCATTCATCGCAAATAGATTTGACATGGTCATAATTGCCAATAAATTTATCCATTTCAAAAGGATCATTGAGATTAGCCTTACCCAAAGGATAATAACCTGATTCATTTTCGATTACTTTAGAAACTCTGTAATCTTCATTTCCTTGATTTACGGGTGTAAAACAATGTTTTTTCTCTAACGTCATATCTAGCCTCCAAGCTATTTGTTTAAGTTGAAATAACGATATGCGATTTTTTCTATAAGATCAAGTCAAAAGTTTTTTGCCAGTCAAAAGGCTCAGGACAAAAGAAATGTGGCTCTAATTTTATTCCTTGTTCTTTCAGCTCTATGGCTTGGTCAGCTCTATAAAGGTGAAGGCCTTTAGTGCTTTTAACTAATATCCAAACGGAAGCTCCCTTATGTAGGGTAATCCAACTAATTTGCTGAGGGCTTAAATTAACTGCATTAAACTTTACATATTTTAATTCTACAAAATGAAATTTATGGTTGTGGTCACAAATAAGTAAATCCGGAAGGCCAAGGGTCATCCAGTTTTCTATTCTACTAAGTCTTATGGGTTTACTGTATTGTAGTGAGGCTCTCTTTAATTGTTCGTACAGACCCGCTTCCTTCTTTATCGGATTTGTTGTCCTCGTGTTCAATAACGTCTTCAGCGTATTTCGGTTCATTTTGTCTCAACTCTTTTAAAGCTTTCAGGACTTCATCCTTAGACATACTATCTATAGTCCCGTGACGGATTTCAGATTTGTTAATATAGATATTACCATTAGCTTGGCCTCTTCTATACTCAGCTTGAACTGCGGCTGAATATGCCCCGTTTTCTATAGCCATATCTCTAATTCTTTGTAAATCTCGTAAATGTCTTTTAAAAGTAATGCCATATTTCTCATCCAACTCATCTCGATAAGCTTGAATAGCTCGACAGATATGTGGACAGATTTGAGGGTTCATCATTTCATAAGCTCTAGTGTGAGCTGAAGATGCTGGGTATCCCGCATTAATCGCAGCTTCTCTATGAGTTATCATCCCATCATTAGAAACAATCTCTTTTACAAAGCGTTCTTGTTTCCTAGTAAGCTTACTATGCAGATCAGCTTTTGGTCTTCCCCGACCCTTTTTCAAAGGCTTTAAGTTATTCATCCTATATATATACACCAGAAAATATTTTTTTGCAAAAAACTTTTTAGCCCTTAGTAAGGCCAAAATCGATCTAATATTGTAAAGTTACATATTTGAAATTAAATATGTAACCAAATATGTAACCATAGAATCCTTATGTACTAACGATTACAGATACGAGTTACATAAGTTACACCAGTTACACCTATATTTAACAAAAAATATTTTTTTTATTTTCAGCTCTATATATAAAGGAGATTAACAAATGTAACCAAAAAAAAAGGGCTCACGACATTTTGGCCGTGAGCCGTGGTTCTTAATTATTCATCATGTGCACAACAATCAATACAGCCACAATACTCAGGCTCTAAATCATCTTCTAAAGTGTACCAGACAGATTCCCAAACAACTTTCATTTTTGGTCTTTGATCAAATTCCCCTCTTGTATCCACACAGTTTGAGTGAACTCCAAGTACTGGAAACCAATGCTTGTCTTTTATTCGGTACATACTGAAATAATAACCATCATTAGCTATTAACATGTCATACCAAATACCCATTTTCTTCATTCTTTTTTCACATTGAATTTTATTCATTACTTTACTCCTATTAAATAATGAAAGAAGTTTACAATTTAAAAATTAAGTCCCCCGACATTTCTGTCAGGGGCCGTGGTTTACTGGAGACGCTCAGGAGCCCATTTAGCTAAGAACCTTGTCACTTGTCTAAGGTCTTTAGCACACTCCTGAATGTCTTCCTCATGGTCATGGCTCATATAAATGCTGTAACGACTATCCGCATCTAGGATTATCCTTGCATCATCATACTTCTCGTTAACTTCTTCGATACTACCCGTATCTAAATGGCCATCTTCTACATCAACTCTAGCCCATTGAAAATGTTTGAGCTCGTCAACTTTGAAAGCGTCCTTAACGATTTGCCTGATCTTAATTTTTTTCATAATAAACTCCTATGTTATGAAAAGATTAACATTACAAAACTAAAAATCACCAACTATGTCAAACAGATATGGGATTTCTCCCATACTTAATAGTACCAAATTACAAAGTAAAGTCAACTATTAAAATTATTCAATTAAATCAAGGACTTAGTCGGACGATTCTTGTTTCGTTTTCCAAAAATATTCGTCAGTATCTCCGAGTCGGGTTTGATTCCCATTCTCGACTTGGTACTCAATAGTACTAACTTTGAAGTCCGGCTTCTTTGGCTCGTGAGGCGTGAGACTATTATCGTAAACTCTCATTCTATTATTAGGATAGACACAATACTGGCCATTATCCAATTCCAGCAGATTAAACGATTTATGTTCATCGGGTGTTTCAGCTGTACTATAATCTATAGCGTTAATATCGGCGTGGTAATTATCTAGGGTAGCTACATAAGTACCTTTTTGGAGACCAAAGTCTCTGGTTAGCACCTCAAAATCCATTGAACCGATGAATTGTTTATGAACAGCCACGATACCATAATCCATAGCGTTCCAGAACTGCAGATTATTAAGAGGTAAGTCCGGATTGGGTATTTCAGCTCTAGATAGGAACGAGCTAATAGGCAACTTGTCATACAGAGCGCCGTACTCAGGCAGATAAGTCTCAAAATAAAATGCTCTTCCAGGAATAGATTTACATGAGACCCAGATCCCATCGACAAACTCACCAAATCCATCTTCTAAATCCCTTAAATATTCCCGCCTGACTTTAACTTTAACAGCGGGTAGGTTACATATCAGCTCACTCATATAATCAAATCACTAAGAGTTGTTTCTACGGGAGCTACGTTAGTCTTTCTGGACACACGGCCGTACTCGAGTTCTTTGACGGCTTTGGGACAATCTTCAAACCACAGCTCATCGTCAGCGGGAGTTGTTGGGTTTTTTTGCATTTGGTTAAAAACTTCTCTGACGCTGGGGTTTAAAGTTGAATTATATCCTCGGCAATCAGGACACAATTTGGGATGTGTCCTAATATGTTTAGTATTTTTGAGTTTTATTCCGCATTCTTTGCAGTAATCCAGACAATTTTTTGGCATTAGTATCCTCGTTTAATAACAGTTAGACTATTTGTTAACAAAGTGGCCATTCTGATATTGTCTGCCTTTTTTAATTTGGATACTTCCTCATTAACAAGGCCTTCTATTTCTAAAATAGCCTCTGCCCATAGTGGCATTTCATTAATATTAATCCAAGTTTTTTCTTTGCTCATTTAAATATCTCCTTTAGTTTTTCCAAAAAGGTCTGTTTGTGGGGCGTGACCCGTGGGTCGAGAATGTGGAGTTTCCACACGTTCTTCATAGTCGTTTGGCTTTTCATAGATTCTTCGTGACGGAGGGATCCAGAAGAGTTTGGTGGGAGCTGTGGACGTAAAGTAGTTATGTTCTGTACTTTCTTTAGCAGTTCCGCACCATATGAACCAAGCGTAGCTTGTAGCCGTTGAAGCAGTTGCTGACAAACGGCCTTTAACGATTGGTACTCGCTCACTAAATTGAGCGATAATTTTCGGCGGATTTGGTTTAAATAGTCTTTCATATCGTCCTACACTTTCCATAAATTGAGTTCTAGCGAATATTGCCACACATTTTCTAGCCAGAGGTATAGCTTTAGTAACAAATTCTTCAGCTAGATTAAAGGGTGGGTTAGTAATAATAAAATCATATTCGTCTTTGACGTCCTTAGATAAGAAATCAGCTATATGATCTTGGCCGTAATCGGCAATATCGCATGAGGTTACGTTATCGAAATATTCTTCGAGGACCTTTACCATATGACCGCCACCGCAAGCTGGTTCGAGGCACGTCACATTTGATTTA